TACTGGTTTTGGTGCCGGTGTAGCTGAAAGTAAAATGTTCGCCGGAGCAATTATTATTGATGATCCATTAAAGCCAGACGACGCTAATTCTGACTTGAAAAGAGGCGCTGTAAACGAAAGATACAATTCAACAATACGAAGCCGTGTAAACGATAGGGACACGCCTATTATCGTTATTATGCAGAGATTGCATGAAGAAGATTTATCTGGATTCCTTCTTAGCGGTGGATCAGGTGAAGAATGGGAGCATTTGTGTTTACCAGCATTAAACGAAAACAATGATCCTCTTTGGGGGGATAAGCATAATTTTGAAGAACTTGAACAAATTAGGCAAGCTAATAGGTATAATTTTTCTGGGCAATATATGCAAACTCCATCGCCGGCAGAAGGCGGTGAATGGCGCAAAGATTGGTTTAGAATAATGGATAAAAGCGAAATACCTTTACAGTCTTTAATATGGGAATTGATTATTGATGGAGCTTACACAAAAGACACAAAAAACGATCCAAGTGGATTTCAAATTGGCGCAAAGTGGAATAACGACTATGTGATACTTTCGTCAATTGACAAGTACTTAGAAATGCCGGATCTAATCAAATTCCTACCTAATCACATATCATCAAGTGGTGTGAAAGTATCATTGTCGTTGGTGGAGCCTAAAGCGTCTGGAAAATCAATTGTTCAGATCATAAGGCAGCAAACAAATTTAAACATAGCGGAAATTAAAAGTACTTTTGTAAATACTTCAAAAATAGAGAACGCAAGAGCTTGTTCTCATTTCATAGAAGGAGGAAGGGTTATATTAGTCAAAGGGTCTTGGAACGAATCCTTTTTACATCAAATTGCAGTTTTCCCAAACGGTAAACATGACGAACATATAGATTTGACTTGTTACGGAATTGAGCGGAATTTGATAGATAGTAACTTTTTCTTTTTCTAACACATTTTTAACTAATTTTGTACTATGGCGAGAAATATTTTAAAAATAGGATTTGATTATCTTACAGGGAATAAAATACAAAGAAACGCTTTTAATCAGGCGTTTTATGAATGGATAGGAATAGGGTATGTTAAGTATGATGAAAAAAACAAAACCTACTTAGACAAAGGATATAATACTAACCCGGATGTATTTGCTGTTATCAACAAACAGACTGTCAAAACTATTTCAGTTCCTTATTCTATAAAGGAAATCGCTGACAAACAAAGCTATTCTAAGTTAAATCAATTAGACCTTGCCACTAAAGGAGTTTTTAATGTAAATCAACACATAAAAAGATTAAAACTAGAAACTAAGGCTTATAGCGATAAAGAAATGGCGTTTCCGTTAGAAAACCCTAACCCTAATCAAACATGGTCAGACATTATAGGATTGTTTAAAACTTACATAAAGATTACTGGTAATTACTACCAATACCATGTTTCCCCTGAAGATGGAGTAAATAAAGGGGTTCCTAAATTAGTTTATGCTTTACCGTCTCATATGATGCAGATAGTATTGAAAAAGGATGCTAATTTATTGATGGATGAAAATCCAATAGATTACTATATGCTTATTGATGGGACTGGATATATTCAATTTCCTGTAGAAGATATAATTCACGTAAAATATGTTAACCCTAACTACGATCAAGCAGGATCACATTTATACGGGCAATCCCCGATAAGAGCTGGATTAAGAAATATAAACTCCCAGAACAGCGCAATAGATACCAATATTAAAATGTTGCAGTCAGCAGGTGCTTATGGGTTTGTTTATGGGAAAGGTACAGCTTGGACACCTGAGCAAGCCGCTTCAATGAAGGAAAAACTTGTTGAGATGGATAAAGACCCGTCAAGACTTGGAAAAATTGCAGGAGCAAGTGGGGAGGTTGGATTTCAAAGAATAGCATTAACAACAGATGAGTTAAAACCGTTTGATTATCTTAATTGGGATCGTAAAACAATTTGTAATGTGCTTAATTTTCCAGACGAACTATTAAACAATGATGGTAAAGCCTCTTTAGGTAGCACAGATACTTCAGAGGCTCGTAAATCTCTTATTACAGATGATATTCAACCAGACTTAGTATTGTTGCAGTCAGCTTGGAATAAATCGTTTATACCTCGTTTTAAAGGCTATGAGAAATCGGTAGTTGAATGGGATGTTACTGAATTGCCAGAGATGCAAGTTGATATGTTAACCATGGCAAAAGCATTAAAAGAGATATACGCTACTCCTAACGAGGTAAGAAGAGTTTTTAAATACGAAACTTTAGAAGATGATGGAATGGATGTTGTTTGGATGCCAACTAACCTACAAAGGATTGACGATGTTAGTCCTGGCGTAATGGATGCGGCACAATGATAGCTTGGGAAAAACAACAGTTATTATATGAGCGAAAAGCTTATAGAATAGTTCAGAAACATATAAGTAGGATATTAAAAAAACTTCCTACAGATGTTGAATTGTATAATTACGAACTGACAATTGAATTAAATATCACTTATGATGATATTTATAAAATGTTCAAAGAAATATATTTTACAATTGGATTAGATTATGGAAATAAGATAAATAAAGAGATCGAGAAAACAAAAAAGGCTAACGTTTTATTTAACGAACAATTATTAAAGGAAATTTTACTATTTTTGTCTAGCGATGGAGGTGTAAAGATTACAAGTGTTCGAGATACTCTTATTGAAGACATTATAAAAAGCATAAAAGACACTTTAGGATCTAACGCAACTATTATTGATTTATGTAATGCGATACAAGCAATTATATCTAAATCGCAAACGTTTTATAAATGGCAGTCTTTAAGAATAGCAAGAACTGAAACAACGGCATCAAGCGGATTCGCAGCGATGAAAACAGCAGAAGCAAGTGACTTAGTTATGACTAAAGAATGGATTGCTGCTAAAGACGATAGGACTAGACACGATCATAGATATTTGAACGGAAAGAGCGTTGACTTAGAAGGTAATTTTTTAACTGAAACAAATATATCAATAAGTTATCCAGGTGATCCAAAAGCTCCGGCAAACGAAGTTATAAATTGCAGGTGTACAATAGGATTCAAAGCGAAAAGAGATGCTGACGGAATGTTAATATTTAAAAAGTAAAAATGAATTTCAAGCAAATAGCATACGATTTAAAAGAACTTGATGAAACAAAAGGTGTTGTAATTGCTTATGCAAATACATATAATTTTAAGGATTCAGACGGTGATATTTCAGCTTTCGGGTCTTTTGATAAAACAGTATCTGAGAGTTTTAAGCGAATCCGTGTTTTAAAAGACCACAATCCTACAATGATGATAGGCGTTCCTTTAGCAATTGATACTAAAGATTCTTACGGGCTTTTAACTACAACCCAATTCAATATGAATAAAGACTTGGGACGGGACATGTTTCAGGATGTAAAATTAATGTATGAAAACAATCTTAGTGCCGAGTTATCTATTGGATATAAAGCATTGCAAAGAGACCAGAAAAATAAAAGCATTATAACTGAGTACATGCTTAGAGAATATTCTTTTCTTTCATCATGGGGGGCAAATGAATTATCAACAGTACAGGGTATAAAATCTATTAAATCAGTTTACGGAATACTTGAATTAATAGAAAAATCATATAATTTAGATTATTCAGACAGTCGTTTAAGACAAATAGAAACATTATTAAAATCACTTTCTAATGAGCCGTTGGATAACACTCAAAACGAACAGCCGATTATTGACGCAATAAAACAATTTAGACAAAATTTAACACTTTAGAATAAAATGGAAGGAATAGAAAAAGAATTAGAAGGATTAAAAAATGATATCCTTAAGAATTTCGAAACGAAATCAAAAGTAGATATCCAAGCTGCTATTGATGCTTTTGAAACAAAGTCAAACGGCTCATTCAAGGCAGAAGTTGATGCTATTAAAGCCGATTTTCAAGAGAAGTCAAAAGGTATGCAAGACCATCTTGACAAGCTTGATATCCGTTTGAAACAAGCCGATGCAAAACAGCCTTTACAAGTTAAAACTTTCAATCAGGTTTTAGCCGAGACAATTAAGGAAAATGCAGAAGCGATCAAAGCTCACAAACAAGGCGAGGTTCTTAAACTAGAACTTAAAACAGTGGGCGATATGTCTATCGCTGCTAATTTCCCTGGATCAACTCCATTTAACCAGGATGTGAGAAATATGCTTATCCAGAACCCGTATGATAGAGTTTGGTTATCTGATTACTTGCCACAAGGTAATACGACTAAAGGATCAATTATCTATCCTAAAGAGAACGGAGGCGAAGGCGGTGCTGCAACTTGGGTAACTGGTGATAAAGCTCAAATGGACTTCGATTTAACTTCACAATCTGCATTCGTTAAATGGATTGCTGGTTTTGTAGTTGTTGACCGTGAAATGCTTGATGATATTGATTGGGTAGCGTCTTACATTCAATCTAAAATGCTTATCAGTTTGAAAGTTGCAGAAAACAACTTCATTTTGAATGGTACTTCTGACTCTAATCCGGTACAAGGATTATTGGACGTAGCAACTGCTTACGACGGAACTTATACTGCTGCTGTTGATAAGATTGTTGATGCTGCTTATGGACAGATTCCAGAAGATACATTCGAATTCTATCAAGGGAATACAGCTATCTTAAATGTACGTGATGCTGTTGCTGTTGGATTAAATAAAGCAGAAGGATCAGGAGAGTATGACTTGCCTATGGGTACTGTTGCATTTGCTAACGGTAGATTATCAGTTGCTGGATTAAACATTGCTACAACTACTCAGTTAGGAGCTGATAACTTCCTAGCATTCGATAAAACAGCTACTTTGTTGGTAAACAGATTAGCTCCGGAGTTGAGAATGTTCGAAGATTCTGCTTTGGCAAAACAAAACAAAGTAATGTTCAGAATTGAGGAGAGAATTACTTTAGCAATCTTCAATGATTCAGCTATCGTAAAAGGTACTTTAGGAACCCCTTCAGTATAATAGAATAGTTTAACGTTTAAAAGCCCTGTATTGACTGCAGGGCTTTTTTATTAAATTTACTTTATGAAAATAATACTTTATATATCAAATTTCAATAAAATCGGTGGGGTTGAGAAATTCGTAATTAACTTTTATAAACGAATTCCGAACGTTACCGTTTTGTATGATAACGGTAGCCCATCAATAGGGGAAAAAATAAATTGGAAGGAAACTTATGATTGTGATGTTTATATAGAGTCTTCGGCATGGGGGAAAAGTGCTTTTAATAATATAAATGCAAAAGTCTATGTTCAGATGGTACATGCTGATTATAGGCACGTTATTAAGACTTGGAATTTTAAATATAAAAAACATCCTAAAACAACTCATCATGTTTGCGTTGGCGAAATAGTAAAAGAAGCATTTGAACAGGCTACTCCGTATAAATGTGATGATGTTATACACAATCTATTAGATAACACTATTATTCACGATCCAAAGCCTAAAAACGATATTCTAAACCTAATTACAGTATCTAGATTATCCGGAGAAAAAGGATTCGGAAGAATGTTACAACTAGCGCAACAATTAGACTCTAAAAACATACCTTATATATGGAATATATTTGGTGATGATTCTGCTCCATTTGGAAAACAATTAATTAAAACTTTCGACAATTGCCCTAATGTATTTTTCAGAGGTATTACAACGGAGCCACACAAAGAAATAAATAAAGCTGATTATTTAGTTCAGTTATCTGATACGGAGGGATTTGCTTATTCAGTTTATGAGGCAATGCAAGTCAAGACACCTTGTTTAATAACTCCATTTTTAAGCGGAAAAGAACAGATTGCTCACGGATTAAATGGTTATATTTTATCATTTGATATGCAAAATATCCCATTCGAAGATGTTTTAAAATGTGATTTGATAGTGCCTGATTTTAAAGAACTTGGCAAAGAAGAAGATTGGTTAAATTTTCTTAATTTTGCTTTAGACGAATTTTACAAAAATAATAAAATGGTTAAAATAAAGATAACATCAATAGTTTGGAAGTACAAGATAGGTGAAGTAATAGAGGTTTCCGAAAATCGCGCAAAATCAGCAATAGAAAGAGGATTGGCTGAGCTTTATATTGATAAAGAAAAATTAAAAGCCGGACGGCCTAAAAAAGAAATTAAAGAATGAGTTATCTATCAGTAATATCACTAGAAAGAGCAAAGAACTATCTGAGAATAGATTCAGCATTAACCGAAGATGATAACGAAATAACCTCTATGATTAATGCAGCATTGCGCTATGTGGAAAAGCGAACTAATCATTTAGTTTATGCTCGTGAGGCTACTTATTCCGGGGCTTGTCAAGTTAAGGTATATGATTATCCTATCAACTCAATAACCACAGATCCGGCGCCTTGGTTGGTAGAAAGAACGATGTACACTATATTTCCTGATGTTAAAACTGTTGATTTAAATGTAGGCTATGAAACGCCTGATTTAGTTCCTGACGAACTTATACAGGCCGCTTTGCAAATGATTAAAGTATGGTACTACGAAAGTGAAAAGCAAGTTAATTCAACACTTATTCCTGAGTCTGTTAAAGAGGCTTTGGATGTTTACCGTAGATTTATATGATTGCAAGAAAGTATAGCCGAAAAATAAATATTTACAAAACGGAAGCCGTGCCTGATGGATTCGGAGGTAATACGGTAAATAATGTATTAATAGGATCGTTTTGGGCTGAAATAAAACAAAATTCGGCTTTTCGTGATACTGCTATTGGAATGTCAAATATTAAAGATAATTGGTCGTTTAAT